CGATCAAGCTGAAGATCAAGCGACTGAAATCGCGACTATGCTTGCAACTGGATTCCCCGTCGCAATCAAGCCTAGCGATGATCACAAAGCGCATATATCCGTTCTCTTCGCGTTTAACCAAGCGGCTCAACAGCGGCAACAGCAGGTCGATCAGAGTGCAATGCAAGTTCTGATGGCACACTTACAACAGCACTTGGCTGCCTTGGAACAGGTTGACCCCAATACATCCCGCGCAATCCAGAAACAACTTCGCGATGCGGCTAAAGCTCAAATGCAACAGCAGGGACAGCAATTGCCTCCCGAAGCTATGCAGGCTCAACAAGCTGGTCCGATGGTTGCTTGATAGAACAATTCGATACAAGAGATTTGATGGTTGATGCCTTCGTTAAGGAGGGCATGTCTGGTGCGGAAATCGGAGTGTTTGCTGGCGACTTCTCCGCTAAATTAAGAAGCAAAAATCCAAGCGTACTTTACCTGGTTGACCTATTTGAAGGTAAGTGGCCATCCGGCGACGTTGACGGAAACAATTTAAGGCATATTGATCTAAACGAATCACTTGTGGCGTTGCACGACAAGTACCATAAAGATCCAGTCGTAAAGCTTGTCAAAGGTCCGTCATTCTTCTTTATGGCAAGTTTGCCAGATAATTTGCTTGATTTTATCTACCTTGACGGCGACCACTCCTACCCAGGCGTGAAGATTGACCTTGAGATGGCTAGGATATTGGTAAAGCCAGATGGTTTAATTATGGGTCACGACTACTCAATGAATATGGATAAGGCCAAAACGCACTATGAGTTTGGGGTCAAGAAAGCAGTTGACGAGTTTTGCACAAGACATAGCTTGGCGATTAAGGCTATTGCAAATGACGGCTGTACATCATTTTGCGTGGTCAACAAATAATATACATGAGATATAAAAGAGGCCACATAAGGCAAGACGGAATGATGTTTTGGTCATATAGATACAATAACGAAACCTGGTTGACACCAGAAAATTTTATAAAACGTCATCATAAAAAACTTGCATGGCAAAGAAAAAATGTTGATCCAATACAGAATAGAAAAAATGTAATGGAATGGTCGAAAAACAATAAATCGCGTAAAATGGCTAGTGTTAGGAAATATCAAGCAATCAAGAGAAATTCAAAAGTATTATGTGGAGATAGCAACATAATGAAAGTTTTTTATGATGCAGCCAGAAGAGTTGGAAAATGCGTCGGGATAAAGTTTCATGTTGACCACATTATTCCGCTTTCATTGGGTGGATCTCATCATCAAAGTAATTTGCAATGGGTGCCATACATGTGGAATTTGTCCAAACACAACAGAGAAAGCGGAAAGATATTTTCTGTGTAAATTATTTATGATTAGACTATTAAGAACATTAAAATTCTTTATGCGCAACTATGAATGGGTTAATGAGCCTAAATGGGAAAATGAGGACGAGAAGGCATGGACCGGATTCCTTTCCACTCCAACAGGACGCAAATTAAGCCTTATTTTGCTTAATCTTACTATGCGTCAAAATGCATCTGCTATTATGAATAAATCTGACGAACTTGCAAACGCTTGTGGCCATGCTAAAGGATTTCGAGGTTGTGTGGCGGTTCTCGAATCGCTTGCAGCCTCAAAACTAAACTCAGCCATCCAAGACGGCATGGATGGGTCTGATGAAACTGCCGTCAACTAACCTGTTCTACAGAATGACTCCCTGTAGGGCGGTGTAAGAAAGGGTCAAAATGGCGGAATTGAATAACCCAACCGAGGCAGAAGTCTTGGCTTTGGCTAGAGCAGCAGATGAAGGCGTGGATTACACACCAGCACCAATTGCTCCAGTTGAAACAAGCGGAACTGAATCGGAGAAGGCCAGCGGAGATAACTTGGAGCAACCCGCGACTCCCGAAACCACCGAAACTAAATCCACGTCGATTGATGTGGTGACGGATGAAGTCCCTAAGACTGAAACCGTTTCAACCAAAAGTTCTTTAACAGAGCAATCTGATGAACCCAAGTCAGAGTCGGCTTCCGAAAAGAAGCAAAGCAAGTACCAAAGGGCGCAGTCTCGACTCGCAAAAGAGTGGGACGATGTCAAAGCGGAACGAGCAAGACTCCAAGCTGAAAGGGAAGCACTTGAAGCAGCCAAGGTTGCAAAGGCTGGTCAAGCGTCTTCTGAAGCAGAGACAAAGGGAAACAGTCGCAAGTTTAGCGCGGAAGATTATCGGGAAGCAGCAAAGAGCTACCGTGATGAAGGCCGTGACGATCTTGCGAAACTCGCTGAAAACAAAGCAGGCGAGATTGAGGTAGAGGAAAGGAAGGCGTTTGAGCAGAAGGCGCAGACTGAAATGAAGTCTGCCTGGGATAAGAACCTCATGGAAGAGGTTGATTCCAACCCTGAACTCAAAGATTCTTCGACTCCACTTTATAAGGCTGTTTCCGATCTGCTACAACGGCACGCGATTCTGCGGAACTATCCCGCTGGAATCAAAGATGCTGTTGGTTTGGCTAAGATGCATTTGAAGGCGGAAACCGCCTCTGGCTTGGAAAAGAAGATTGCGCAGTACGAGTCCGAACTGACTCGACTGAGAAAAGCTACGACTCCGGCGAACAGTCAGCCTTCGGCTCCTGCACGTCAGAAGCAGTTCCATGAACTCTCCAGCAAGGAGCAGGAAATGGAATTGTTGAAGATGGCAGCAGAAGCTGATCGCGCCTAATCGTTGGATCTAGCAGAAAGATAATACTACAATGGCTAACGTAACTACAGGGTCTGTTGCTTCACAGTTTCAGACCTTTTTTTCAAAGCAACTCCTAGAACGGCAGATCCCCTTGCTCCAGATGGAGCAGTTTGCCCAAAAGGTTCCTTACCCGACGAAAACTGGCGGCAACAAGACCGTACGTTTTTTCCGGTTTGACAACCCTAGCATCAGCTCGATCACCACTCTTTCCGAAGGAACGACTCCTACGGGCGGAACTGGTGAACGTCAGTTGACCCTAACCACGGTTGAAGCCACCCTTGTTCAGTACGGTTCTAGCATCGTCCTCACGGATATTTTGCTGGCCACCGAACTTTTCAATCATTTGGCTCAAGCGACCAAGCAACTCGGTGAAGACGCAGCGTTGCATGCCGACACATTGTCGCATCGCGCGTTGGTCCTAAACACGACTGACTCCACGACTGCTGGAACAACCGTCTCTGCTGCGGCTTATACCCGCTACGCTCAGAACGGAACCAACGGAACCAACTTCCAAAGCGCATCGGCGGCTAACGCTTCGATGACTGCTCTTGACTTGTTGGATGCCGCGACTGCCCTAAAGGTCAACCGCGCTCCCAAGATCAAAGATGGTTACGTCCTCATCGCTCCTCCCCAGGTCACTCGTGACTTGATGAACGACGATGACTTCCTCCGCGTGTCCTCCTACTCTGCTCCGGATGCTATCTTCCGTGGCGAAGTTGGTCGGCTCTTCGGCGTGAGTGTGATCGAAACCACAAACAACTTGACGGCTGGAACGGCTGCCTACGGTGTAAACACCGAAGCTACCGGAACCAACTACGCTTCCATCGTTCTCGGTGGGCAAGCCTTCGGCGTGCCTCACCTGACGGCGGTTGCTGCAACCGGATCGCCTTACGCACCTAAGGTCACGATTCTGGATGCTCCCGACAAGAGCGACATCTACGGACAACGCACCTATGCGTCGTTCAAGACGTTCTACACTGCCAAACAGTTGAACCCTGCGTTCTACCGTGTGGTGTGGTCGAAGAGCAACTACAGCTAAAGATCCTAATGGGAACCATGCTAGTTATCGGTATGGGTCCTCGGAAGGCTGGGGAGGGTAAAACCTCCCCAGCTTCTTCCAAAGAGAAGTCTATGCCCAAGGAAGGTCTTGTTCGTCTTCCCCTATCTATGCTTGAGATGGATGGTGGAGAAGGTGAAATGACTGCTCCCGAAGCAGGCGACTCTGTGGAACTCAGTGGCACAGTTGAAAAGGTTGACGGTGATGTTGTTCATGTTCGCGTCAATGATGCGATGATGGAGAACGAATCCGAGAAACCCGAAGAGCCAATGATGTCCGAAGAGGATAAAATGCGTAAGTTGGCAGAGTCAGCCGACGAGGAAAGCTATAGCTAATGCCGATCTACCAGTACACCGACACCCGAAATGGATCAGTCGTTGAACTGGAGAAATCGGTTGCTAGTCGGGATTCAGTTCCCAAGCACCTCAAAAGGTTTACTTTTCCACAACGCTTGGCAGTATTTGGAACCGGAGAATCCCCATCCGATCCCAAGCTGTCGAGTACATCAACAATTATGAAGGGGTACTACAAACAAGAACAAAAGCTTGGGAGTAGGTTCAAAAGCAACTTCAGCGCGGATCAAGTGAAACGTGCCTGGAGTCGCAAAGGAGATTAACTATGTCAGACATTTATGTGCGTAGGGAAGCATTGGCCAAAAGCCGTCCTTTCCGCCTCGATACAGCCAAAGAAACGCAGTTGGTTGAAATTATCAGCACAGCTACTGGCGGAACATTCAGCACAAGCGCGACCAGCCTGGGTGCTTTGTTGCTAAAAGTCAACGGTACTGCTGTAAAGATTCCGTTCTACACGGCGTAAGTTATGTCGCGTGCATTAGACAAATTCCAAGGTGGAAACGGATTTACCGTTGGCACTTCTGGAACCGCGACATCAGGCTATTGGGCAATACAGATGCTTGCCGACACCACGTTTACTACTATCAGCGGAAATTTCGATGGTACGCTGACAGGTATATCAATTGGTTCCGGCAACATCATCTACGGCGAGTTTAACAGC